TTATGCGGAAGGGATCTCGGGCCATTCAATATCTGGCGCCGTCGAGGTGTCTAAGCGGTTTAACTGGACCCTGTATTTTTTCCAGGCCAACAGCAGAGCTTTCTCCTCTTCAGTAGCCTCGTCTATGTCCACCGAATCCTGCAGCGGAGCAATGGCAGTTGCAGCGGATGATAAGCGCCAGGCTTTATCGTATTCCGCGTTTGCGACCGCTTCTTTCCCACCAGTAACAACTGGACGATCCTGCAGTACGGGATAAAGCCCTTTTCCAGGAACCTGTCTGGGTACAATCATTTTTCCGCTCTGTTGTCCGGCCATGAGAGTTTTGTAGTCCTCATCGGTGATACGGACAAAGAATCCCGGCCATGTTCCCGCTTTGCGATAATCCGCTTCCAGTTCGTCACAGTAAAAACCACCTGTCATTGGTCTGTATACATAGCCCATGATTAATACCCCTCCGCTACATACATCAGCGTGACAGTACCACCGCCAGCGACGCGTAAGTTAAACCCGGTAGCGTCCACGTTGTAAGGCTGCATTGCAGCACCGTTACCCGGCTCTTCATTACGAGTAGGAACCACCGACGCACACACATTCGCGAATGCGGTTGGGAAGTAAACCCTTCCCCCGTTTGGTATCCCTCCGACCTGAGCAGCCATAGTCATTTTTCCTGTACTTCCGCAGCGCCACCATAAAGCAGCACCATTAAATCCGGCTGTATTAGGCGCGGCGTACTGGTCGCGCGGTGGCGGGTTGTTGGGTGAATAAACGCGTACATTGCCGCCTGATTCAAACACGCAAGAACCTGCGACAACATTTCCGCCCACGCTAACCTGTCCGGCGGCATACAGGCTACCACCGTTAGAACTAATATCCCCCGCAGCCCCGATAATCCCCCCGCTATAAAGTTGAGATGGAGAATTGAAAATACCATCAGCACCAAACTGATATACAGCGCCAGCACCATTATCCCCGATGATATGGACGACGGCAGAGCCAAAATCATTATTCCCTGTGCGCAGAACGCCAAAGCTTACAGCAGACCCAAAACCATATCCTTGGGTGCTGGAAATACCTTTAATAATTGGAAGATACTGAGATATACCCTGGGGCGTTGAGCGACCGTAAGGGATTATAAACGGCGCCAGCGGATTGCTGTATTGTTCAGCAAAAGCTCCAACACCCGGCCACGCCGCTGGGTTTGTTTTGTAGTAACTTGCGCCGTCTAAATAATCTACGCTGCCGCCGTAGTTAGTTAAAACGTTCGTCCAAGTATCCCCCCAGGTGGCGTTATCACCATTGAAGGTACGGAATTTAAACCACTTCCCGCCATCAGCATATGAAGCCGCATACTGGACACGATAGTCATTATTTAATCCAGCAACATCAAGAATGGTTGCTTCATAACCCGGGGAATGGGCTGCACTTGCATAGCAGAAACTCACAGAGTTAATAGGCAAATCGTTTGCGTCTTTGATATCCCTGTCGCTGCTGGCCGCTACAGACCGCAACGCCAGCGCCCCGCCATTTACCAGCACACGTCCTGCAGTCGTATCATCCCTACTCTGCTGCACATTCTTTATAGCAGCGGTACCGAGCTCCAAATTAGCGCGTGCGAGTACTTTATCCACCACATCGGATAAATTGTTTTTTCTCAGCAAAGCATCAGGGATTTTAGACGTAATTATTTTTACGATCGCCTGATAGAGTTGGTCGTGCTTTGTTTTATCCAGCGTCAGTCCTGCTGACTCTATAGCCGTGCAGATCTCCTCCTGAACGGCATCCCACATATCGCTGTTCAGGTCTGTTGCACGGCGGCCGGTGGCCGGGTCACCATTTGTAAAACCATTTTTGCCCTGACCAAATTTATCGGCCTGAGCAGTAGGTGTGTCAATTCGATGCATTGTCTGTTCCTTCCGGGTAAGCAAAAACGACGACAGTATGTGACGGTGCAAGTTTTTCGATTACGCACTCTGCAACCGTGTCGCCCCAGGTTCTGATTGCGGAGTCGCACGCACTGGTGCAGGTCTGCCAGTTAACGTTGGCGTCAGCAGGGATATTTACGCGCCAGTAATAACGCCAGAATTCTCCCCATTCCGGATCGGGGCTGCTGTCGAGGTTCTGAAACTGTTCGATCGTCGCGGTTGTATAACCCAGCGCGTCCAGCTGGTTACGGTAGAACTGTTCATTGATTCCGCCTGCTACGTTGGCCTTTGCATCCAGACGTTGCTGACGCTGGACCAGCGATTGCACACCGTCCGGCGTGCAGGAGTCTGGCAGGCCGTAGACGGTTTCATACCGATCAATCAGCTCTGTTGTCTGCGCTGGGTCGATTTCCTTCATTAGCGCATCGGCACGCTGGTGCACGCGCGTAAGCGACGGAGCCAGCCCTTCAATTAGCGGGTTCTCTCCCTCCCATGCCGGACCAGGCGGAAGTAGCCTGTAGAGCAGCTGCTCATACTCATCCTGCATTGCCATCAGCTGCTCGCCTCCGTATACGTTGCCCAGGTGATGGTGCCAACAACGGGCAGCTCGGTAGCCCCCAGCGCTACGTCAGCAACCGGCGCGCGAAGCTGGTGAGCAACCTCCCCCGTAGCCAGGCTGATCGCTTCGCTGATACGTGACAAGTAAATTTTTCTCTCCGGAACACCGTCACGCAGCATCAGAGAATTCAGCTCCGCAGTTACGGCAGCGCGAATTTCTGCAGTATCTTTCGCCAGCGCGATCGTCATAGGAATAATTTTTTCCATAGCCGCGAAAACGAAAAGACCTGCGCCTGCAACGGGGGCCAGCGGCAGGATATGATTACGGACAGCCTGAACAAGATCATCGCCCGGTGCCGGGTGCGCCGGGTCGCCGGTTGCCACCATGACGCCCACGGTTCCGATCCCTTGATAATGCCGGAGAGTCCACGCGCGAGTGATGCCCGGAATTTCTTTTGCCCAGATGACATAATCCGGGTCAGCACCACCCTGTGGGATCCAGTAATAGCGCTCCATTACTCGGGCGCGCCAGGTCTCCAGCTCTTCTGTGTCATCACCGCCTGTCACCGTGTCTGCGTACCCCGTTGACGGGATGCCACTTACAGGCGTGCCAAGGCGTAAGGCAATGCCGTCATCGGTATTTCCTGCCGCCCCGGGGTTATCCGCCACCAGCGGCACGCGCAACACGCCACCTGACGCTTTCACGGTTTGCGTGGTTGTAAAGGTCACCTGGTCATCACGCTGTATCTGTGTACCGGCGGGAAGCGTCGGCGTTCCGCTGATTCCATCCCAGCGCACATATCCCGCCGCGGCCACGGCATCCTTTCGGGGGCAGCGCTTGATTCTTCCGTGCCTGTATAACCAGTCCTCATCGCACAAATCGGGCAACATATTGCGCGCCAGATAATCGATATAGCCGTAGAGGGTATGAACGGCAGCGGCCTGCACCCGCGCGTACACTTCTGCATCCATCCTGCGTAAGAGCACATCCTCCTGGAAGCGCGTCAGCAAATCGCTGCGGATGGTGGCTATCAGTTGCGGGAGTTCAGGCCGTGAAAATTGACTGTCAGCCATCGAGTTCACTCCAGATGTCATCAAAGGTAATGTTGTGAATGGTGCCGTCACGCTGGTAGATAGTTATCCCCGCCGCCAGCGTATCGATACCGGTTCGTTCTGCAGTTATGTCCACATGTGCTGCCACGCCGTCCTCAGTCATCCAGGCCAGCGCCTGCTGCATATACTCGCGGGCATCCTGTGGGGTTTTATTAGTGAGCTTTCGGCGTTTCAGCAGGTACAGGCGGGAGCCGATGCGATCGTTCTGTACAGTCGGCCATGTATCGCCCCACCAGCCGTAGGGGTCTGATGTGCGGTCATCACTTTCGGCGCGCCGCCAGGAAAAAAGAGAGATAACGACAGAACGTGTTAAAAGGTCGAGTGGATCCGTGGACTCCTTCAGGAGCCCGTTAACATAGAGGATCATGATTTAGCTCATCGGTTGGTTTGGTTTATCCGTCGTACCGCCGCCGTCGCCATTTTCTTTGTGGGTATGCCCGTTATATGTCGTGCGCATAGCGGACATCGTTTTGCCCGCGCCATCGCAGAGATCTTTTATCTCGCCGGTGGCCTCAATAGGCATTTCGAAACGGGCTTTGGGAGCATTGGTAAAAATTATCGGTTTACCGCCACCGTTGACAACGATCCCGGCACGGGTCAGCGTTACCGACTGCCCCTGGTCGTCGTAAATGGCGACTTCTCCGCGTGACAGGCCTTTCAGACGGTACCGCCGGTCAGCGACCACCACGGCAACACCGTGGGAACGATCGCCACCAGGAAACAGCATCACGGCCTCTGCACCATTCTGCGCAGCGGACGTAAAGCCGTACGGCTCCAGGTGTTCCACGTTTTCTTTCTGTTCGCCGGCGATCAGCCGAAGACCGGCAGCCTGACATTTTTTTGCAGTATCGAGCGCAGTGATAACAGCGCGCGTGACAACGTTCTGAAGAGAAGATCCAGCCATCAGAATTCTGAGCCTCCCGATGTTTTTTTCTTTTTCTTCGGCGCAGCCGGTTCCGGCAGGTATGCGTCAGCTGGCCCTACGCGGATTTCGCACGTGGTGCCGTTGTTGTCTTTGATGTATGTCACTTCAGCGATAACAAGCGTCTCGTTATCGAAGCCATTCAACGGGTCGTAGACAATGACAGAAAGATTTGGCCGCCAGAGTTCGCCGTTGCCCTGCCGCCATCCCTGAACCGTGTACGTGGTTTCACGTGTTTTTGCGGCACGTTGTCTGGCCTCAAATTCACAGCGGGATTTGCAGCTGTCCGTCGTCGCGGTACCGGACTGCTGGACGGTGTGCGGGCGGTAGCGGGTCACTCCGGTATCGGTTGTACTCTGCCGGATGGCGGCGATCGTCGCTTCACCGAAATCGTCATCAGTGCCGGGACGCTGGCCGGTGACCAGGTAACTGGAAAACCGATCGCGGACACTGCGCTCTGTATCGCAAGAAAGAATATTTTCGCCCAGTACCAGCGCCGTGGCCGCTTTCTCAGCCCCTGGCTTACCGAGCACCAGCCTGCCCTGTGCATCATCGTAGGCCAGTGCCTGCACCTGCCCCAGCAGGCGGTTCAGACACTCAACCACCGTTTCGCCGTGTTCCGGTTGCGCGTCAATGACTGCCATCGCAGGTGTACCGGCGTCCACGACGTCCACGCCGAACGGTTTAGCCAGTGCGCCCGCAATACGGAAAAGAGTTTTCCCATTGTGCTGTACTGGCGCCGCCGAGCAGTCAATGAGGTCTGCTGTTTTGCTGCGGCCAACGATCCCCATGGTGATTGCCGATGCATCGTAGCGCAGCGGTAACGCCTCAACCCAGCCCGTAATCACCAGGTCATCGCCTATCATCACCTCAACCCGATCGCCGTTTTTAATCTGCGGCACACCATCACTACCCGGCCACTGCCGGGTAATCGACACGTTAAAATCGCGGGCAATCCGGTCAATCCCCGCGCTGATGCGGGAAGATGTCCAGCCGCCCCACTCGCGGCCATTCACACGTAAAAAAACAGTATTGTTCATCGGACCGGTACCCTCAGCGCTTTAACTGGCACAAATCCCGGATGGGGAACCACATTGCGGGTGAGAATGTCATTTTCCCGCGCCGCGTCGTCATACCATCCCGCCGCCAGCACCAGCGCCGGGAGAACATCCGGGGGCGTGCGCTCAGCTGTGATTTCCACCTGTGCAAGACGTGCCGATATATCCCGGTTCAGATCCGTTCTTAGCACAGTGATTTGCTGAAAAATCCCGTCGTCGGTAATGCGCAACTGCTCCTGATCGATAGCGGAATTCAGGGCCGAGCGAATTTCAGTTAATTCGTCCCACGTGGGCGGATCGTCTTCCACCGTCGTACTGGCCGAACCGTCCAGCGCAGGATGTGAAATATTGATGATATCGTTAGTCGATGCACCGCCGGTTACCTTCCCAGCTTGCCCCTGCGGCGCCGCGATGGTTTTCGGCTGTGCCAGCGTTGCAACGGTCTGGGATGCCGTGCTGATTGCCGTGGAGCGGATCGCTGCGGCGACCATATTACTGCGGGATTTTTGCATCCCGACGGAACCGGAATCTGTCGGCCAGGTTCCCCGTGGCGCCAGCCCTGGATCAAGTGTTACGCCGGACATCGTCTTAATCATCGTCACAAGGTCTGACGTATCGCCCGTCAGCCGATCACCCGCACGCCACGCCTTTTGCAGTGCACGCACAAAATCGCTGGTCGCGCTGGGCGGCATCAGAATGACCGACAGATCCCCCTGCAGCAGACGCATCGCCGCAGAGACGCCGGAATCGACCATCCGGAACGCATCTGCGACATCGCCGATCATCGCCGCGGCGCCCGCCAGCACGTCATTCTGAATAAAATCCGGGATGCCGGAGAGTGAGAACGCGGAAAACATGCTTTCAATCGCGTCATCGAAGAGGCCGCCCGATTGGGTCAGGCGCTGCGCCGTCGCCATGCCCGCAACTGGAAAAGAAAGCTCGCCGCTTTCCACGAACTGGAAGGAAACGCGGCACATGCGCCCTTCAGCACTGCTGTGCGTGACCCTTACCTGTCCGTCGATACTGCCCTGCATTTCTCCATACTGAGGATGGACAAGCGTTCCCGGCCCGGCGGATTCGATAGCACCGATAAGACGATCGCGCTTATCTGCGTAATCGTCGCCTACCAGATAGGCGTTAATAGTCATCCGGCGCGTTGCCCGTCCTAAATCTTCCGTGAACGGTTTATCGCGATTGGGATATTCATGCACCTGAACACGGCGCCCAAATGAACCTTCATCATCTTCCACTGAAAAAGGTACGCCGCGAAACGACGCATCACGAAGACGATCGCGCCAGTCGTTTGAAGAAAAAAAAGCCATATAGCCCCCAAAAGAAAACCCGCCTAAGGCGGGTTTAACGTGGTGTGCGGAATGGTGAATAACCGACATCGTGAGTCACATCCATCAGCGGATTTCCCGATTTCGGGATATCCAGCACTCTCATGCCTGGAGGAGCATTATCAAAAGTCACTTTTAACTCACTGCGTTGTGCAGCTGGCGCAGCAGCACGATCAAGCACCGGCCCCTGGTTCAGTAACGGTGGAGATAGCGAAAAATTATCCCTTGTCGTCTGCCCTGTCAGCATGTCACGTTGCTGAACCTGCTGCTTATTGTTATACCAGCCCCCGGCGTTCCAGCGATTTTTCAGTGACTGCCAGAATGAATCGGTATGGTCGGCTTCCTTCGCTGCATCAGCGATTTCTTTAAGCTGCTCAAACATGTAGATCGCAACAGCAATCTGAACGGTGGTCGCCCCCAGCGTGGCAATTTTCCCCAGTACTCCGGAAAGCTGTGTTGCTAAGGTCAGGGCGGTGCGCAGCGTACCCAGCGTTTTAACCGTGAATACGCCTGTCATATACAGGCCAACACCGCCCAGAACAGTTTCCCAGCCGCCAAAAGCCTGCGCAACCTTATCCACTTCAACCCATGCTGCCTTTATCACCGGGGCTACATCATCCCAGTTCTGGATAATCAGCATCGCGCCCGCCGCCAGCGCAGTTATCGCCAGTTTGGCTGGCGAGAGGTTGATCACCGTGTTCAGGATTTTGATTGCTCGCGATAACACGCCGATGGAGACGCCAACACCCAGCAGCGCCGCGCCGAATTTAGCAGCCGACTGCACCAGCTCCGGATTCGCACGGACGAACGTCCGGAGCTGCTCCAGATAAGGCATGACTGCTTTTGCCGCTTCGTTAACAGCTGGCAGGAAGGTGTCACCCAGCGTTACCGAAATGGCATTCACGCTGTTTTTCAGCAGTACCAGCTGGTTTTCTGTTGTGGCCGCGCGGGATGCGTATTCCTTCTGCATCGAGCCGCCGTATTCCTGGGCATCTGTTACACGGTTAAAATTGGTGCGCAACAAATCCAGGTTGGTCAGCAGGGGGGCAATCGCGCTCAGAGACTCCTTGCCAAACAGGGCGTTCATGACGGCGGCCTGTTTCGCTTTTGGCACTTTCGCGAGGGAGTCCAGCACCTTCAGCATTGCACCGCGCGAATCTTTCTGCATATCCTCTGCGAGCTTTTTCGGATTAAGCTTGAGGAAGGCCAGGGCCTGCTTCTGCGCTTTGGTAGCAGAGTTACCTGCAGTCAAAGACAACATGAAGTTCTTGATGCCGGTTGAGGCAATCTCTGATTCGACCCCCATCCCAGCGATCGTTGCGCCCATCGCAGCAATCTCACCGGAGGCCACACCCGCAACGCCGCCGAGCGGGCCAATCCTTGTGACGATATCAGAGATTTTCTTCGCGTTGGCCGGACCGGTATTCCCCAGATAGTTAATCTTATCGGCAAGAACAACCACATCATCCTGCGTCAGTTTGAACGCCGTTCGCCACTGCGCCATCATCTGCCCAGAGTCTTCTGCGGTGGTGTCAAACGCCACCCCCATTTTTACGACATCGTTGGCAAACTGCATCAGATCACTGCGCGCAATCCCCGCCTGGCCGCCTGCAGCAACAATTTCTGCGATCCCTTCCGCTGCCATCGGTAACTGCGTGGAGAGCGTCAGGATGTCGTCACTCATCTGCGCGAACGCTTTTTTATCATCGAGGCCGTCAACCACCTTCCTGATGTCAGCCATTTTTGACTCAAAGCCGATCGCAGCATTCACCGGCAGCGCCAGCGCGCCGAGAATGGCGGTCCCAGCCGCCGCTGCCCCCAGAGCAAGGCTGCCCATTTCCTTCTGGAATCCCTTAAGCTCGCGCTGCATCCCTTTCATCGGCCCGGTCAGCTGGTCAACGGCGGTGATAATTGCCTTTAACTGGAAACTGTCAGCCATTTTTCACTTCCTCGTTGATGCGGACGGCCTCCGCTTCCAGTTCAAGGAAGTCGGAAATGGCCGTCCGCCGTAGCTCAAGGGGATTTAATTTCCAGAACCAGGCGACGTTGTAGAGTCGTCGTCTGAGGTTTGTTCCGTCTCCGATTGGGTAAAAAAATTCAGGATCAGCATGCAGGCTTTGAAGATATCCAGCTTTGCCAACTGCGCGGCAGACGAACGCGGGATCTCCGCCAGCACCGGAAGGTACTTCAACGCGACAGCGCTATCGAGTTTAACGCCCCCTTCTGCCGACAGGGTGAACGGGAACCCTATACGCTCAATTTCGTCGTAAGTGGGCTCGCGCAGTTCCAGCACATGCAGCTTTTCGTTATGCGCCGTAATTGGCTTTTTCAGAACCAGTTCTGTTGTCATTGGTAAAATCCTTCTTCGCCGTGGAATTCCAGATCCACCGTGCCTTCTTCGGGGTTATGGTTAGCCTCGCCGTGCAGCCAGGCATTCGACAGAACATAAACCTGCCCGTTCGCCAGCTCGGAGGTGATGGTCATGTTGTCTGAGGTTGTGATTTTGTTCACCGGGAAGTTTTTCGGCACCTTCGCCGTCACTTTCGTGTAGGGCGCGCGGTGCGTTTCTTTGTAATCGACATCACCAGCCAGGCCGATCACGTCATCACGCACGCGGGTGTTCATCGGTACCTCGATCCCGCCGGTGATGGACAACTGCTGTCCGTCGATTTTGAAATAAGTGGTACCCGCAATCTTTGCCATTATGCGGCCTCCTCGTTGTATTGCAGACGGAACTGATTAAGCACGGCGAACACGCGCAGCTGGTTGACGTAATCCGGCGGGAACAGCACATCCAGACGATTCGGGTCATTCGCGTTACGCTCGACGATCAGGTATTGCTGGAAGAGATCGAAGTTTTCTACGATGCCCTCACGCTCCAGCTGGCGGTAAACTGCCCCCAATTCACCCCGGATGACTGATGGCGTAACAATCGCCTGGCCTGGCCCGAAGCGGGTGCCGTCATTTGCCAGCTTGTGACGACCGTATTTGCTGGTGATTACCGACTTCAGACGTCGCAGAACGTAGGCGCTGGTATGCAGTGTTTCGCTGTCCAGATAGCTGTTATCTGCCACGCCATAGGCATTTTTACGGTAGGTGGTGATGTCGCGCTGAATGCGCAAAATGCCGGATTCGGTGTACGCCGTGGCAATGCCATGCGTAAGCAATGACTGCTGCTCCGTGATGGTAAAGCGCTTTCCGGTTGGTGCAGGGAGAGCACCGGTCAGTTCACCGGTCTGAGTCGGCCGCGCGGGGTCATTGCGTAAAAATACAGCCTGACGCGCCAGACGATATGCCACCAGCTCATCAACCGGCGTCTGCACATCCTTTTCATAACCCGCGATAGTGATGTGCTGATAATTAAACGTATCACCATAGGCCACCAGCTCTGACAGGGATCCGGTTCGGGCCGTATACACGTGGCCATATAGCTGGCGAATGTAACTCCAGCGCCCCGAACTGTCGTTCATTTCTGTCGCCATCAGCTGCAGCGATGCGCTGTCACTGAATGGCAGGCC